GCGAAGGCAACACTGGGGTAATCGAAGTGCCGTTTTGATCTAACCCTCAACTAATCATACAATGACAGCAAAGGACTACACGAACGCTTTATACGCTGAAATCGCCGAGGCGCGGGAGCAGCTTTTGCAGGCACGCATCGCCCTTGTGCGGGTGAATGCGTGGTTGAAGGTTGGAGAGGAAGAGAAATGGCGCACGCCGGTGTACGCGGAGGGTGCAATGAAGGAAATGCGCGCCTACAATGCATGGGCTGAATCAAACAAACCGAAGATGGAGGAGGTCGCGCCATGAATCACACCCCATTTGATCGCGACGACATCACCCGCGACAGTGAACGCAATTGGCAGGCACGGGCCGTTCGTGAGCGTCTGGAACGTAGGGGAGATGTGGACTATGCTGCGCTGGCCAAGGGGGAGTTTGACGCTTGGATGAAGGAGAAGGCGGCAGCGGATGCCCGGCGCAAGTTCAAGCCGAAGGAGGAGCAGCCATGAGCAGCATCACCCAGCTAGAGGCGAAGCTTGCTGAGATGCGGGAGGCGTTAGCCAGAATTTATTGGCTAAGAAAGAGTCAGCTCAGGGACGCGGATGAGGGGCTTCAGTTATGCCGTGAAATTGCGGCGCGAGCCCTTTCCGAGAACGAGGAGAAGAAATGAAGAAACACCGGCCACGACGAAACCACGCTGAAGCCGAGAAGCTGGCGTGGCAGGTGTACCACCTTCATCGGTTTAACGTGAGCAGGAAGTACATTGCTGAGTTTCTAGGCATTTCGCAGGATATGGCAGGGCACTACCTGCGGGGTGATTGCAAAGCAGCTTTAAGGGCAGGGACTATCAAATGAACGAACATTTCACCGTAGGGACGTGTTCCACCCGTTCCTACACGATTCCAGCCTCTTTGCTGCTGCCCCCCGTGTCAGCACCCGTCCAGAAGGTCAAAACGCCTGTAAGGGGCAGGAAAGGGCCAAAGAAGGGCCGCGTAGAGCGCACCCGTAATGGCGGAACGTGGACGGAGCATCGTTATGTCGGGGTTTGGCGGTCTGCTGTCCGGCGCGTGTCCCGCTTTTGGGTGCCTAAACTGACGGCCTTGAAATGGGCTAGGTTCTCTTGGCCGGGTCCACGGGGGCGGAAGTGGGGCTACACTTGTGCCCACTGTCAGGGCAAGTTCATCAGGGATAGCGTCGAGGTTGATCACATCATCCCATGCGGGAGCCTGAAAAAGATTGAAGACCTTCCGGCCTTTATTGCCCGAGCCTTGCCCGAAGACCCCAAGGCTTTCCAAGTGCTCTGCAAACCGTGCCATAGGGTAAAGACCCTACTGGACAACGAATCGAGGAAATAACCAATTTTGCCACGGTGGAGCAACCGGGAATGAATACCGGCCCTGGGAACAGGTGCGAATTAGCTTCCCCACACAAGGGAGATGCGGGTTTGAATCCCGCCCGTGGCGCCAATCTAACATGAACACGAAACCCCGTTTAGACATAGCCGATTGCTGCACGACGCTGGAAGAGGCTCAAGGAGTGATACGCAGGCACGAACAGCGCATGGCTGACCTGCTGGAATGGTGCTACGAACTGCGTGGCGTGTGGGACTGGAAAAAAGACGAACCACGGGCCGGGAATAAGGCCGAATACGATCAGCTATGCGCCCACATCGAGGCAATTGAGGCACTTCTGGCCGGCCGAAATGGAATCCCCGAATGACCACCAAAGAACGCCTAGATGAGCTGCGCCGCATGGCCTACAACGCCGAGCGGGACGGCTACGACAGGGAATGGCACAAGACCATAGCCAAGAGCCATTCGGACGTTTCTGCCCTGCATAGGGGTGCAGAACGGGCTTCCTTGGACGAAAAAGAGGACTTTAACAACTTCGTACCCAACCTTTTCCCGAAATAAGTGAAAAATAACGAACAAATCGGCTTGACGGTGGAGACCTGTGGTATTCTTCTGTCCTTGTTCAAAGCGTCGTGTGCCGCTGAGAGCCTTCAATTTGTTCGTGTTAGTCCTTGTAGGGCCCCCGGAAGCACACACCGCGGGGCCCTTTTATTTGGCCCACTCTCACGGCGAGGGGTTGGAGATAGGGGCCGGACAACCTGCCACGCTGGCTATTGCTGCCAGCCGGGCTTAGTGATCTGGCGCTCCCTAGACACCCGACCGGAGCTTAATGTTGCGCAGGGGACATCAACCCTGGGTGAATGCCGGATAGTGCAGCCTCAAGCTGCAACGTGGGCGAAGGCGAAAGCCGAGAGCAGAACCAGCACGGCTATCCGGGAACGTGGCAAACGCAGGCTTCCTAGTCCTCTAGCGTATCCCCTTAGACCCTCACTTCCTCCTTATAGGGGGTGAGGTGTAGCGACGCGACTAACCCTGAGCCTCAGCGTATCAGCCCCTAAAGAAACAAACTCTCGTCCGAAGTCGCAAGACTGAGGACAGGTACGAACGCAAATTTAGCGTTAAATTACCGTCAACCAAAACAAGGACGAACGGTACATCAGAGCCAGAGAAACCAAAACAAGGATAACCATGAACGAAGAAGAAAAATGGCTAGCGGTATCTTTTGGTGGAGGCACCAATTCAACCGCCATGCTTTGCGGAATGCGTGAACGTGGAATCCGGCCAGATGTAATCATATTCGCAGACACGGGTGGAGAACTGCCGCATACTTACGAGCACGTCGCGTTGATGACAGCACAGGTACAGGTCTGGTGGGGGATTAAGCTGCATACGGTGCAAATGACCGTCAGGGGCAAGCCGATCACGCTGGAACAGGATTGTCTGAACAAAGGGCTGCTACCCTCTATTTCCTACGGTCGTCGCTCGTGCAGCCAACGCAGCAAACACCAGCCGATGGAAAAGCTGCTCGTGCAGCTCGCGAAAGCTGAAGGCGTGACCGAAATCCGCAAGGCTATTGGCTATGATGCCGGCGAAGTGGGTCGCGGCCGCAATGCTCCAGAGAGCAAGGCGCTCCTGAAGGGCATCGTAGAAACCTACTGGTATCCGCTGCGGGAGTGGGGCTGGGGCAGGGATGAATGCACCGCAGCCATCGCGAGACATGGACTCACGCAACCGAACAAATCTGCGTGCTTCTTCTGTGCCGCCACACGGAAAAGCGAAGTGCTTCGGATGCAGAAAGAGCACCCAGAGTATCTGGCGCGGGCCTTGGCAATGGAAGAGAAGGCGCAGGCCAAGCACCGCACGCTGTTTGGTCTTGGTGGTAAACGAAATCTTTGGGCCACATGGCTACACAATGATGCAGCACAGGGAAAATTTACGCTGGACCTAGAGCCGGTGCATCTGCCCTGTGGATGCTATGACGGAGGATAAAACAATGAACAACACGAACAAAATGAACGGCGAAATTGAAAACCTAATCGACTCCGGGTGGGGTCTGGACGAAATCATGCAGGAGGCAATCTTCCGGGGCTGGAACACCGAAGAGTGCCGGTTCCTGCTGGAGAAGGCTACGGAGAAGCAAAAGGCGGAACAGTCTCGTTGGAAAGAGCTGATTCGCCAGGGTCGCGAACAGGCAGAACGCCAACGTGCCGCTGCTCGCGAACGTGGTCAAAGGGTTCCATCGCTGGCCGAAATGGCTGAAGGCTTGTCGGACTAGATAGAAACATTAAGGGGGAGGTGGCGCCGAGTTCGCAGCACGCTTCCTCCCCCTAGCGGTTCTCCTCTGAGCTACCACTACATGTTGGAGGTATTGTAGCATCATTAGTACGCATCTTTGTCAAATACTATTTTAGGACTAAACATGAAGACCACAAAAACACACGAAGAGGCTTTGGCCCTCGCCCGCCGTTGGATGGTGGACAATGATGATGAACCCGGATGTCTCCGGGGTGAAGCCAGAGAACTCTGGTACATGTCGTTCGGATTCCTAACGGACTTCCTGAACGAACTGTATTTTCCGAAGCCTGAACCTCGGGCCGTAGAACCCAAGGAGGAGGAGGAGCCGACCAAGAAAGCTTCAGACGAAGGCTACAAGTTCGTCGATTGGTTCCTTGCCCTGCTGGCCGAAACGGAGGCGCCGAAGATTGAAGTGACGGAGGCCACCCGCAATCGTTGGGCAGATTGCTACGACAAGATGATCCGCATTGACCAGCGCACCAAGGAACAGGTTGTACTGGTGTGCAAGTTCGGAAGGCATGATCCGTTCTGGCGCCAGAACTTCTTTTCCCCGTCCAAGCTGAGGGACAAGAAGGACGATGTAATGCTGTTCGACAAGTTTCTGGCCAAGGCGACAACGGACACCACCTTCACCCCTGGGCGCCCGAAGGCAGGACCAGACATTTACAGTGAACCCCCCGATTGGCGCGAAAGGTATTGCAAGAAGTTCCCCAACGCAGAACTGCCCGAGTCGTGGGCGTCCCTCTCTTCCACGATACGCAACGCCCTCCTAGAGAAATGAACTCCCCAACTCCTGCCGACATCATGCAGGCGCACCAGTACCTCTATTATGTGCGATGCGCCCCGGTTCTTTCTGACTACGACTATGACGTATTCTGCCACTTCAACGGGCTTCATGGCGGCGGTGGTAGCGACCGTGCCAGCGACTATCCGCCCCATATCGTAGCCTTGGCCAACACGCTTTCTTCACCTCCAAGCTCTAGCTAAATGAACGAACAAGGACGGACACTACCCCACAGCCTAGAAGCAGAGAAGCATCTGCTCTCCTGCTGTCTCCTAGACGGCCCCGATGTCATCAATCGCTGTTACGAGGCTCACGTTACCAGCACGTCGTTCTACGAGCCACGTCACGCCCGCATCTTCCATGTCCTCGAATCGCTATTCGCAAATGGCAAATCCTGTACCGTGGATGTGTTGGCGGAGGAACTGCGCTCCAGGCAGGAATTGGATAGCCTCGGAGGCTTTTCCTTCTTGGCGGAGATTAGCTCCAGCACCCCAACCACCGCAGAAGCCAATTACTTCCTCGGTAAAGTCAGGGAACTGGCCTTACGCCGTGAGGTGATTCGGACGAGCACGATGGCCGTGGAGGAGTGCTACGCCAACTCAGGCCACATCGACGAGCTGATGGACGGCATCGAACAAAAAATGTTTGCCGCCACCCAGAAGCGGGTGAGCGACAAGACGGTGCCCGCCCGTCAGATTGTCCCCGAAGCTATGGCCATCATCAATACGATGGTGACGCGGAAGGGAGAAATGACGGGGCTTCGTTCCGGCTTCGCCGACTTGGATTGCCTCACTTGGGGTTTCCAGAAGAGCGACCTCATCATCATTGCCGCCCGCCCCAGCCAAGGTAAGACGGCACTCGCCCTGAACATCGCCGAGGCTATGATCTATCCCCAAAGCGGCAAGGGCGTTGGCGTCCTTATCTTCTCCTTGGAGATGAGCGGCACCCAACTCATGCAGCGCATGATCTGCTCCCGTGCTAGGGTGAACATGAAACTGCTGCGGGATGGCCTTGTTTCCAAGACGGGGGACGACTTGCTGCGGATGAAGAACGCTGCCGACGACATCGCCCGTGCTGGCCTCTTCATCGACGATACGAGCGCCATCCCCGTCTCCCACATCCGAGCCCGTGCAAGGCGTGTTCATGCCCGAAATCCGCTTGGCTGCATCATCGTGGACTACCTGCAACTCATGGCACCTACGAACGCCTCCACGCCACGGGAACAGCAGGTGGCGGAGGCTTCACGGGGACTAAAGGCTTTGGCTAAGGAATTGAACGTCCCTGTCATTGTCCTATCGCAGCTCAATCGCTCTAGTGAGAAGGATAATCGCCCGCCGAGGCTTTCAGACTTGCGCGAGTCCGGCAGTATTGAACAGGATGCCGATGTGGTGCTGATGCTCTCTAGGCCCAAGGACGCGGATGACAGATACCAGACGGCGGCGGATAGCATGGACTTGGTGGTTGCCAAGCAGCGCAACGGCCCTGTGGGCACCCTTAAACTGTCTTTCTTGCGGGACATCACCCGCTTTGAAAACTACACCCAATAGAAAGGACAACTAACATGTACATGTCAGAAATCGAAGGCATCCTAGAGATGGTTCGCGTCAATGCCCCCCGGCTTATGGCCGCAGGCGGAGGCGCCTTGCCCAAGGAAATGAACCCAAGCTGCGTCTATCGCAAGCCACGCACCACCCCTGAACAGGTGGAGGCCGTGCTAAAGATGGCAAATGGCGGAAGCTACACCGCCAACGAGATTGCCAAGGCCGTAGGGCTGAAGCGTAGCGTGGTGCAACACGTCACCCACTATCGCGGAATCAAGCTTAAGGACGAGCGTGTAGGAGCAAGAACAACATGAACGAAATAGGAACTGACAGAAAACTGTCCGACCTGCAAAAAAATGTAGCTGGAGTCTACCACCTTTATCGCTCGGACACGCGAATTTATATTGGCCAGACTCTCTGCATCCGTAGCCGCATTTTCACGCACATAAAGGAAGGGAGAAAGCAGTTTGATGCCTACAGCTTTTTCCCAATAAACGACACGTTGAAGAGGCTAAATTTCTTTGACGGGCTTCAATACCTGAATTGGGTCGAGGCTTATGAAATCAACCTTTACACCCCGCCCGAAAATGCGGTTTATCCCAACTTTGAACTGCTTCAGGCAAGGATGCGCGTGGAGCTAATCAACTTCTGCTATGAGGTATTGCGCCGACAGGGACCAGCCACCGAAGAAGAGTATGCCCTATTAACCCCAAAGACGAACAAGCTAACGAGCGTTGCCGTTAGCCGCTAGCTCGTCGTCTTGCTGCGTAGCCAGCCTGTACGCCACCGCAGCCGCAGGGTTCTGAATGAACTTCTCCACGTTGCGCCCTGCCGCCTCGAATCGCTTGCTCCACACGGGGTCAATGTAAAGTAGGTTCAGGGTGGCGTAACGGGCTTGGCGGTGGAGATTCATGGCGGCATTGGCCACGCCCTTCACCATCAGAATCGGCCAGCTATTCATCAGGCCACCCACCCGGCTGGCGCCCGCAACCAAAACTGTAGCGTCAGGAAGGTTGCTCGGATAGGGCCTTGCGTTCAGCCTTGCCAACGTTGTTGAGGCCCGTTCCATCGGGGCCTTCATGGCGTTCACCGCATCCCACCTGTCCGGCCCCATCAGCGCCTTCAGCGTCTCGGTACGGCGGAAATGCTTCGGATTGTTGAAATAGTCCTTCACGTCGTCCACCCGCACGCGGAAGCCACCCTTGGTCTTCATGGATATATCCGCCTCCATGAAACCGTTGAAGATGTGGGCGACAACAGCCGTCCGCAGCTTCTCCAAGGTGTCGGTCTTGCCCTCTTTGATTAGGGCCTCTACCGCAGCCTTGGCCGTGCTGGGTCCAGCCACGATCATCTTGGACACCCATTGCCCGTTCTGCATGGGGTCATTGCTCAGGCCCAGGTTTGTGTCACCCAAAAGCCGCGCAATGGGACTCGACCGTGCTTCCGATAAGGCTTTTTCCGCCGCCTCAACGTTGCCCGTAAGTTCAAGAATTTGAGCCTCAAGCTGCTTCTGATTGGCGAGCGGGGTACGGAGGCTATTGGCGTAGTGCAGTTCTGCAAGCTTCTCCACCTCCATCTTGGTTGACGCCCGGTTGACGCCTAGCGTAGCCGCATCGTCCAAGAACTTATCCAACTGCGCGGGCTCCATTAGCCCGCCTTGCAGCTTTTCCGCCATTCCACGAGCCGCTCGGACATGCGCCGGGTCAATCTTCATCCATTCCATCTTCACGCCACGGTTGGCCATCTCTTGCAACTTGGCCGTGAACTTGCCCATGTCGATTACGGGAGCGGTGAGACTTGTAGCCGGGTCAAGGGAGCGCGTGGCGATGCTGTTTTTCATCGCCCGTCCAAGGTCTTTGTAGAAGGCCCCTACGGCCTCGTTTGCTTGCGAATCCCCAGCCCTAGCTGCCAAACGGGTGCCAGCCTTCGCATAGGCCGTTACTTCGGCCCAAAAGCCCGTAGCCTTGCCCTTATCGTTGATGGCCCCAGGGCCTTCCTTAACCACGGCATCAGTAAACCCGTCAATGTCACCCGCCCGCAGCTTCTCCAGCGCATCCGAGGCCCGCGTGCCGTAGATGTCTGCCATCACCTTGTTGGCTTTCTTGAGCGCATCAGCCTTAGCCGGGTCAGTTGCACGAATAAAGGCATCCGAAGCCTCCGTTAACGCCTCGTAGGCTTCAGCCGCAACCTTGTTCCCCGTCTTGGCAAAGTCGGTTTCAAGGGCCAGATCGCCTGCCAGCTTGTCCCTGAAGTTCAGGAAATTCTCCCGTGTGATAGTCGGGGCACCGGCAAACACCTTATCGGCCTGTGCCTGCACCCGTCGGAAAGCCAGATCGCCGGCCAACAGTCCGCCCGATTTCCGAGCCTTGATTAAGGCCGCATCAAAGTCAGCGCGTGAAACCACCGGATCATTGATGCCAATGCCCACCTGTTCGGAGTACATCTTATCCCGCGCCCCCGCATAGGCGTCATCCAACACCTTCACGCGGTCCTTAATGGCCGCAGAGGCCACCGCCCCAGCGTCATCCCCCAGCGTAGGCACAGACCCGCCTAGAATCGTCTCGGCAATGCCTTTGCGAAGGTCTCTAAGCTCAATTTCCTTAGCCGCTGCCAGCGTAGCCTCGTTCCTAGCCTTCTCAATCACTTCCGGGGCCAGCCCCTTCGTCTTCAAATCAGCCAAGCGTGCCTGTGCCGCCTCCGATGCCTGAACAGCCGCCGCGTGAGCCGTCTCAGCGTTCTTCAACTGTCCCATGTAGGGCTGTAGGACGCCAGCAATCTCTTCGTCAATCAGACCCGTCTTAGCCAAGCCACCAGCCAGCGCATCGGACAATCCTACGGTCATGTCATCGGCAATCACCCTAAGCCGGGTAACGCCATCCTTGAACATCTTCTGTTCCGCCTCCGGTAGCCCCTTCATCTTGGGCAGCACCTCGGAAAGCAGAACACCCTGGCCCGGTTGCAGCAGCCGTTCCGTACTGATGGCATTAGCCGCTGCGCGGGTCGTTCCAATGGTGCGGGCCGCATCACCCAAGGCCGAGGCAATGCCAATGCCCGTAGGAATGCCGACACGGGCAATGCCCTCAAGGGCACTCTGCGGAGCCTGAAACCCGTCGTTCTGGACCGCTAGGCCAGCTTCACCCAAGGCAGCGTTAAAGCCAATGTTCGCTCCCGCCTTTAGAAGCCCGCTGCCCACCCGCAATGGCGTACCCATCGGGGATGTGATAGCCGCAGCGGCAATGTCCCGTCCGCTTACCTCGCTTCGTTCACCCGTTGCAACTTCGCCCCGCTGGGCAGCAAGTTCACCAATGGCACCAGCCCCAGCCGTCGCCGCCATAGCCGGCAGGAACCCAGCACCGCCCGTAGCAATGCCAGCCATCACGGGCGCCCCATAACGCGCAGCCGTAGCCGTTCCTTGAATTGCTTCTGTTGGCGTCAATCCGCCACCATCGAACATTGAGGGTGCAGTCAGTGCTCGCCCCTCTTCCTTGGCAATAAACTTCTTGTTATGCTCCCGTACCACTTCCGGGTCCGTAAGCAATGCCAACGCCTCAGCCTCCGTTGGCGGGCTTTCACCCGAGACTAGAAGACTGATGCCGGTTTCATTGTCCGTAATGCGGAATTGAGGCATTGTGGTTACTCGGGAACGATTGAGAAACGACTCTTGGCCTTCTTCCTGACTTCGGCAACAGCCGCATCGGCTTTCGTTCGGCCAACGGTTTTATCTTCCACGAACGGAACGCCCGTCTTCTCTTCTATAAACTTGGCCAGCGTGCGCAGATTCCGCGCCGCCACATCCTCGTCGTTGCTGTCCTTTAGGGCCGCAACGTAGCTTTGCAACTGCTGGCCTTCCTTATCCGACAGTTGGCCCGTACCCGTAGCGCCCGTCGGGGAATTGGCCCGAAGGTCGTTGATGGCTTTGATGAGGCTTTGAGCGTTGAGCGTCTGGTAGTTGGAGCGAAGTTCCGCCAGTGGCTTAGAGGCTGCGCTGCTAATCACCTCGGGTACTAGATTGCCAACAATGCGCCCACCTGCCCCCTCGTCCTCAACCAAATAGAGCGAGCGGTTGATAAGGTTGTAGGCACTCTGGCTAAGTTGCTCCTCGTCCTTTTTGCGCAATGCTGCCTTAACGGCTGCTTCTTGGGTCTTGGCCGCATCCTCTTGGGACTTGCGTTCGGCAGAACTACCGGGAACGTAATTGCCACCAACCTGCGCCAAAGTACCGAATACGCCGTTGTCATCCATCACCGCTGTACCACCTTGCGGGGCCATGCGAACAATCGTTCCGTCACTAAGAATCTTTGGTGAACGGGTCGTGGCACCCCGAATCGGATCGATGCGCTCATTGACCACCGAACCATCTTCAAGCACCACCTCGCGCTCAAAAGCCGATTCACGGGCAAGCTTGTTGATGTTGCCAATTGCAATGGAAACCATACGAGGATCGGCCTTGGCCAAAATCTCTTTGGGAATTTGCCCGTTATTAGCCAGCCCGATGCCCTCCAATTGCTGAATACCCTGCTCAAATTGAGCCCTCTGCATCTGCGCACGCTCTGAATCCATTCGCGCTTGATTAACCAAGCGGTTCTGTTCCGCAATGGCGTTCTGCTGCTTCACGTCAGCGCCAATCTTCATCAGCTCCGTGATGCCCTTCATCCCTTGGGCACCAATCTGTGCCCGCTGCTTGTTGGACAAAGCCGGGTCACTCACTTGGATGCGGACGTTATCCACCGCTTCCTTGAACTTGGGATCAAGCTGGTCGGCAATGCCCTCCAAGCCCTTCATCATGCTTTCAAAGCTCTTAATTGAAGCAATGTTTGCCTTGTCCTCTTCCTTCTTCTGCTGGAGAGCGTTGATGCCCCCCGTCAGGCCAGAAAGAAGTCCTTGGCCGCCCGCAAGCATTCCTTGAGCGCGGATTTCTCCACTTCTATCAGTAGCGAATGGTTGGTAGGGCATGGTTATTTCTTGTCAGGGACTCCGAATTTCCAGCCAGTTTCTACGCCCGTTTTGAACAAGCTACCTAGCGCCTGCCCAAGCAACGCCTGCTCTGCCGCAGCCCGTGCCGCCGAATTGTTGCTGTTGGCAATCTTCATCGCATTCTCCGCATTGGTGTTGCTCCCGTAAACGTCAGCCGCATACGGGTTGAACGGATTGGTAAGCTGCTGCGTGTACTGATTCGACAACGCCCCAGACGAGAAGCCCGTGCCCTGATTAAACAGCGTCTGATTCGTCCCCACGTTCTGCGTGTTCATGCCCTGACCCAACAGCGTCGAGAACGGATTAAAAGCAGCCTGCGCCGAAGCATTCATGCCCCCTAGCGCCGCCTGCTGCGATTGCCCAAGGTTGGCCCGGTTCTGCTGGTCGCGCTGTTGCTGGAATTGAAAGCGATTCAAGACCTCCGCAGCCTGCGTTCCACTACCCCGCAAGCGCCCTTGGGCACCAGCCGCCTCACGGGCACTCTGCTGCGCCATGCGAATCTCGTCAGCCGTAAGCTGGCCCCCACGCCCAACGGCAGCATAGTCGTTGGCAGAATGCTGCTGCGCCCCGCCCGAATACGCACCCAGCATCCCGTAAAGCTCAGGATTGGCTGCCCGCTGCGCAGCCTGTGCCCGCCCCGACAAAGCCTCCACGTCGCCCACATTGGCAAACCGCAGCGCCGTATTGGACGCCATCGTTTGCTCATTGGCCAGCCGCGTCAATTCAGGATTCCACGTATTCGCCCCATTCTGCCCGATAAGCTGATTGTAGAAATTGGCGGCATCAGCCTGCCCCGGTTGCCCCGAGAACTGCGCATATTGCCCCAAAAGCTGAGGCATGAGCTGGCGCATGGCATCTACGCCTAGCTGCCCCTCTCCTAGATAATTGCGTTTTGACGGGTCCATTGGAATGTTGGGCGTAGCTGGGGGTGTATTAGTCGGCGGATTGGTGCCTCCGCCACCGCCACCACCGCCGCCACCACCGCCGGCAGGCGGAGTTGGCATCACGGGGCCAAGTGGCTTATAAATCGTGGTTGGCGTAGTGTTCTCGTTAGGGCTACCCGGAGGGGCGCCTGGAATGATCGGCGGAACAATTGTAGCAGGTCCACTGGGGCCAGACTCAACGGGGTTGCTACGTGTTGGGCCACCAAGGCCCGGTCCCACCGTAGCCGTATTGGGTCCATCCTGCGGAACAGGAACCGGAAAGATGCCGCTAACCGTAGCCGGATCATTCGAGTCTGGGGTATTGCCCGGCAAGGGCCAAATCATGCCATTCGGCGGCGTTTGTTCGGGACCACCCAAGCCCGGCCCCACCGTAGCCGTGTTGCCATCGCCTTGCGGAACCGCTACACCACCAAAGATGCCGCCCCCTCCGCTATTCTGGCCACCACCTCCACCTCCACCCCCGCCGCCACCACCACCCAGCATGTCCCAAATCCCGCCCGTGACAATTCCCCCCGCGCCAATGCCAATCAGGCCAGGAATGCCGATTCCAATGCTGGGAAACTGACTGCCGGGATACTGCGTCGGGTTGATGTTTGGATCTAGCGAGCCGTGCCCTAGGGGAAATCCCGCCGCAGGGTTCCACCCGCGTTGGTCCCAGTCCAAATTCCCCGTACCCACCCCAGGCTCAATCGTCAGGTTCCCAAACTGATTCCTGTTTGGGTCTAAGTCGTCATCGACGTTGCCCGAACCACCATAGAAATTCCACGGGTCGTCGTACCCATAGCGATTAGTAATGACCTCAGCCATTAGGCAAAACGTGTTTGGCTGGCCAATACCATAAACGTTGCGGCACCCGTCTTGATAATCGTGTACGTGTAAAGGTCCAAGCTGGATGCATTGCCCGCCGTCGGAGCCGTACCACCCGCCCACTTCGGCGTCACACTATTGCCGTCAATCGTATGCGCCGAAGCATAGTAGGCCGTCCCACCTTGGGTCGTCACCATTGCCAGCGTTACGCTGTCCCCCGTCGCCATTGAGGCGTTCAGCGTCGTTCCGCTGTCCCCTCGGATGTTCAAAGTCCAGTTCCCCGACGCATTCGCCGTGTAATAAACCACCGCACCGCTCAAAACATCGTGCTGCACCGTCCCAGATAGGGCTCCACCCGTAATAGAAGCCTTTTCTATCACTTCGTAGAGAGAAGCCGTCCCCGTGGCCAAAAAGGTCGTAAACGCACCGGAAGAGGGGGTAGTGGCCCCAATAGGCGTTGATTGCATCGACGTGGCACTCAAGGCCCCGCTCACCGTCCACTCAGGATGCCCCGTACTCAGCTTGGCCGGCGTTACGCCCCCATCCTTAACGATGATAGCCCCACCCGAAAGCTGCGTCGTGCTGCTATCCACCGCTCCCGAAGCAAACGTAGCACTATTCACCGCCGCATTAAGCGTCGCCGCTGTCGGGTTGTCGCCCGTGGCAAAGGTGTTGCCTGTTGCTAAGATGGCCATGTTAGGTTGCTTGGGAGATTGATGCGTTCGTAATACCAGCCGTTACACTTGTCGTCCGTAGTATCGGCCTTCCATTGGTAGGGGTAAAAACCACTTGGATTCCGTAACCGCGTTTATTGCCTATTCTACCACGTAGCGATGCGTCTTCCGACACGTCCAAATTGCTTCCACCCAAAAGGTCACGCACCGTCGTCAACGTCTCTTCGTGGTCGTAGTTCTCCACAATCACGCCAATGTCCCCATTAGAACTCTCGGTGTCCGACGACTCAACTTGCAGCTCGAAGTCGGAAAATGTCTTCCGGCTAATCATTCCAAAGTTGTACTGCCGGGTTGTAACGCTGCTTTCAATAGCGTAAGATGCTGCCGCCACCCCCGCCGAAACGGAGATGTAGTCGTAAGCATCTTCCCGCTCGTCAAGAATGTGAATGCTACCATTGCTGGAAATGGCGTAGATGCGCCCAAAGCCGCTGCCCGTTACTTCTGACGAAGCCACCAGCAAGTTTTGAATATCCCATCCGCTCTGATTCGTGTCCAACGACTCCCAACCTTTGTTCAAGAAGTTGTAGATCAGGATGGCATTGTTTACCGTGCTGTTATCAATCGGGAAGGCCAAATAGTACCGATTGTTGTAGTACTTGGCTAAAGCTTTGTAGGCGTAGCTGCGATTGAGCCGGTCAAGCGTAGCCTTTACCGACTCCGAAAGAGGAACGCCCGCCCCGCGCAAGTTATACAAGTCGCCAAACTCAGCCGCATAAAGGCCGTTGTCCGACAAGAAAAGCACCTCATTGCCCACTTGAATAATCGTTTGACGGGCCACGCACCCAATCTCAGGCGTGACCAAACGCACCACCGTATCCCGCAACTCACCGCTAATCCCTGAAATCAGGTGGATGCTGTTACGGTTAAAAACCAGCAAGTTGTCTTCCGCAAAAGGGTGCAGCCCCTCAACGTGGTCGCTAATGCCCGCCGTCACGCGAAACTGGTTTTGAAGGGCGTCATACGTGTCTCCGTCCAACACGTCGGAGGCAATGATTTCATCCGTTCGATCCCTTGCCACCGGACCACTCACCGTTGGCTCGTACATGTACGGCATCCAGAGACGCCCTTGGTGGTACGTCGCCCAAGGCGGGGCCGGCATGTGAATGAACCCCTTGCCCTCACTCACCTTCTTTGACCAAACCACGGTGCTGGCAACAGAATTAGGCACTTGGGCATACACCTTAAAGGAATCAACCGTTGGTACTGCCATTACGGTGTACTCCACATGCTCCAAAAGCATTGTCGTGTTGTTTTCAATCACGTAAACAATGTCCCCCACCGCAAGCCCATGAGCAGTGGCCGTTACGGTCGCAATGCCATCGGTTATTACCGTGTTGTTGGACGCATCCATGTACACCGGCTGGGTAAATGCACCCTCTGCCACCTTGGTAAAAGCCGGACTGCCCGTAAGAACCCCATTCCATTCCAAAGCCGTGGAACCGTTGATAAAGATGTAAACCTTGTCAAAGGCTTGCAGCAAACTTACCTCCGAAGTAAGCGTTACGCCAACAGGATAAGCAATGGTTGTTTCCGCAGCCGTTAGTAGGTTGGTGGCAATTGCAGATAGATTCGTCGCCCGGATGATGTAATACTTGTTGCTGTCCGACGGGTCGGAAAACGTGCAACTGCCGTAAACGCCAGACACCTGCGAACCGGACAATTCCGCACCCTCCACCGTACCCGTCCCGCCGTAGGTTTCAGACCCCGTAGCCCCGGAAATCGTAAACGTAAACGTGGTGGCATTTGTCACCGTAATTAGCCGATTACCGTTGGGATCCACCGTTCCTGTCAGCCCACCAATGTAAACCAACGTATTTGAGCTAAACCCATGAGAACCCGTGGTGACAATCGTGATGGTTGTAGTCGAACGGCTAGCCGTCGAAATGCTGACGGGCGTGCCCGAATACAACTTCCACGTCGGCGTGTCCAATAGCTGAATTGCCCGCGTATTAGCCGTTAGGGTGCCGCCCACTGCCTGCACGCCCTTACGCGGTTGCCAAGAGCCATTAAGATCCATTCGCCCATTAAGACTTACGGCAACCTCCCCTGGCTTCAATTGATCGGGCCGAAGACGGTTATTCACCCGCAAGAATGCGCTATCTCCCGTTTCTGAAAAACGGGTGTCGAGGGCGCCATACTGGGAAAAAATAGGCATTAGGCTTGGAATTGGTAACGAATCCGAATGATGCCAGAGCCACCGTTGCCATTGTTTGCTGCTCCGCCGTCGCCCGTGTTAGCAGCCCCGTTGGTGTTGTATTCGGTGCCATCTTTGCCAAAGCCACCCGCCGCAAAAGTGCCCGTTCCAACATCCGCCGAGCGGCCAACGCCGGATTGGCCATCAATATTTCCCGCACCTCCAGCTCCACCGCCACCGCCGTCGTAAATATCTACATCGCAGGGACCACCCGCAAAACCGTAGCCACCACTGCCAGACGTAGGCTGCAAGGCTGCGCCCCCGCTTCGTCCAGCTCCACTACCACCGCCGCCGCTACCGCCCGAAAAACCATTGGAGTCAATACCACCCTTGCCGCCGCCAATAGCTGTCAGGCTGCTAAAAGTCGTGTTTCCGCCGTTTGTATGACCACCCGAAATGCCAAGCCCACCCGCCCCCACCGTGGCCGTATAAGAGCCCGCAGCGACCGTTAAAGCGGCATTGTACACGTAGCCGCCACCGCCACCACCACCGTACCCACCGCCGCCTCCACCCGCCACCAACATTGCCTGCACCGTTGCTCCACTTGGGGCCGCAACTACCGTAAAGGTGCTAGAACTTGTAAACTCGTGAATCTTATAACTGCCAGATGTCGTTACAGTTCCACCCGTAGCCGAAATATACGTCACTGCCGCAGTTCGTTTGCGTAATCCGAAGGCGGAAGCACCTCCGATGGTGGAAAGAAGCGGCATCGGGGTAGTTTATCACACTTTAACCCTCACCTTATTGCTCTCCTTGAGGTGCCCAAGGTCTTTGAAAAAACGAGCAAAACGGATT